CAGGGTTTGAAGCTTTAGGTAGAGGAAACGATGCTAATAAGCTTGCTACATTCTTACAGACAGCAGCTCAGATACTAGGACCTGAATCCGTACTTACTTACACTAATGCCAGCGATGCTTTAAAACGCTTAGGTGTTGGTTTTGGAATAGATATGAAGGGATTAATAAAACCTGAGGAACAAGTGCAACAAGAACGACAGGCTGCTCAACAACAACAAGCGATGGCACAGGCTGGTGTAGCTGCCACACCTAATGCTGTTAATCAAGCAGGCGAAATGATAAGGGAGCGACAAGCAAATGCCGAAAACCAATAAAAAACCTGAAACCAGTATTACTTCTAAAACACAATTAAAAGATGTAGATAATACACTGGTTGTCATGGAACAGAAAGCTAACGTCCAAGCAGGAAACGGTGGAGGTTTACCATCAACGTATACCAAGATCAAACTTCCAAATGGAACAATAAAAGAAACCTATGGAGAGCGTTATGGCAGACCAACTGATAATTGAAAATGACGCTCCTCAGAGTGTGGCACAACATGAAGCTGAAATGGCATCTAAAGCTGTTATGGCTGAGAACACGATTGACCAAGGTGTTGTTCCTCTGGAGGGTGAGGAGGAAAGCCAAACATTTAGACCAGAAAAATTTCAGTCAGATGAAGCTTGGAGAAAAAGCTACGATGAACTGGAAAGAAAGTTTCATGGACAAACCGAAGAACCCCAAGTAGAAGACAATGATTTAAGTATTCCTGAAACTCCTGACGCGCCATTTGATATGGGAGCTTTACAACAGGAATACATGGAAACAGGATCTTTAACGGATAAGAGCTACAAGACTCTCGAACAAGCTGGTATTAGTAGAGACTATGCTGATACTTATATAGCTGGTGTGAAAGCTTTAGGAGAACAAATAGGAAACCAAGTGAAGAATTCTGTTGGTGGTAATGAAACCTATGCTAACATGGTAGAATGGGCTCAGGCTAATTATACCTCTGAACAAATTCAAGCTTATGATAACGCTGTGAATAGTGGTGACACTCAGTTAGCTATGATTACAGCCAATGGTTTAAAGGCTGACTATCAGAACGCTACAGGTGTATATGGGCAGGAGATTAGTGGTGATGTACCCTCCAGGATGAGTGAGGGACTTGAAGTTTTCAGAAGCAACGCTGAGATCACTGCTGCTATGAAAGATCCAAGATATGAAAATGATCCAGCTTATAGACAAGATGTACTTGATAGGTTGGAACGCTCAGATGTTTTTAAAGCAGGCCATATTTAAAGCCTGCTGGTAGTACGAGCTATAGAGTAATTAAGTGAGTAGATTAAAGACCTACTGCGGTGGATAATCTTTGAGTCGAAAAGTTAGTGAAGAAGTATAGCATTGTGTTAGATACTTTTTTTATTAATTTAAGATTGAAAGGAGACTTGCTATGGGTGTAACTGCAACTACCGCCCCTGTTCAAGTAATGTCTCGCTCTGGTCAAAAGAACAGCACTGGTGATTCCAGTGCGATGTTTCTTAAGGTCTACGCTGGTGAAGTGTTGACCGCTTTTGAACAAGCTAGTGTTACAATGGACAAGCACGTTATCCGTTCTATCAACTCAGGTATATCAGTGCAGTTTCCGTTAGTATGGAAAACTGCTTCAACTGAATATGCTTATATTAATGCTTCTGGTAGCACTTCTACCACAGCTAATGAGCTTGATGGTACGGCAATCAATAAGAATGAGAAAGTCATTTCTATTGATGGTCTGCTTTTAGCAGATCACTTTGTCAATAACCTTGACGAAGCTATGAATCATTATGATGTACGTTCTATTTATGCTAAGGAAGCTGGTATTATTCTTGGTACACAATGGGATAAGAACATATTACAACAAGGTTTATTAGGTGCTAGATCCTCTACACTCGTTACGAGTGGTAATGGTGGTGCGGTACTTACTAACTCCTCTTATGGAACCTCTGGATCTACTTTGGGTGGTGGCTTGTTTGATGCTGCTGAAGAATTAGATGAGAAGAATGTTCCTGAAAATGATCGCTATATGTATGTACGTCCTGCCCAGTATTACTTAATGGCAGAAACGACTGACCTAATCAACCGTGATTGGGGTGGACGCGGAGTATATGCAGAAGGTGAAGTTATGAAGGTTGCTGGTATTCACATTGTGAAAACTAATAATCTTCCTATTACTAACATTAGTTCTGCTCAAGTTACTACGCATGACGGCAATTTCTCTACAACGAAGGCTTTGGTTATGCACAAGTCTTCTGTAGCTACCGTTAAGCTTCTTAACTTGGCTGTAGAAACTGAATACGACATTCGACTCCAAGGTTGGTGGATCGTGGCTAAGTATGCTATGGGTCATGGCTTTATCCGTCCTGAAGCGTGTGTTGAATTTAAAACCTCTTAAGGAAAGGATATTATACTATGACTGATATTGCTAATATCCAATCCCTAGCGGTTGCTGCTAATACTGTTACCAATGTAACGCTAGTTCAGCCTTATGCTGATAACACTACGATTGGCACATCATTTGAAACAATATGTAACACCAATGCAGATCAGGTTTTGCCTGTTATTGCTGGTGCAGATATTGATGTAGTATCTTCATCTACTGATGATGATGGTTCTCCTGTTGGAACTGGTGCTAATACTGTTAAAGTAACGTATTTAGACGATGACTTTAATCAGTATACTGAAACAATCACCTTGAACGGTACGACTGAAGTTGAAATGACTGAGCAGAATATTTCCTTTATCCAGAAAGCTGAAATTGCAACTTCTGGTACTGGACTTGCTGCTGCTGGTGCTATCACTATCGCTGATGTAACTGGCGGTGGAGTACACGCTGTCATTGATGCAGGATCTAAAGAGTCAGGTAACTGTACTTGGAAAATTCCTGCTGGTCATACTGGCTATATTCATGGTTTTTGGTATGATGTAGATGCTGTTGGTGCTGGTACTGGTACTGCTGAAATTGCTTTACAAATCGCACACGCTGAGTCTTCTGGAGTTGCTAATTCAGAGAGTTGGCGAACGGTTGCTAAAGTAACAGTAGTAGAAAATGACAATGATGTTGTTGCTGCTACTGGTGGTAATCAAAATAACGTAGGTTCCTTTTCGTTTCCAGGAAATGTACCTTTTGTTATTCCTGCTAAAGCTATGGTACGGCTGGCTGGTAAAGCTCCGGCTGCTGTAGCTGCTACTTGTGGGTTCAGTATGTCGGTACAGGGTTCTGGTAGTGGTACTACCGTAACCTCAAGTTAACCTTTTGAGGAGTCTAGGGTAACACTTAGGCTCCTCATTTTTTTTAACGGAGATTTTGAAGAATGACTGATACAAGTAGAACCGTAAGCAACTTAGTTACTAACTTGTTTCAAGACGGTCAAGCTGCTGGTTCTATTACTCCCCAAGACCTGCGTGACTTCATTGAAACAACTCAAGGAAAACAAGGGAGTATGTATGTTTCTTCTCCTGGAAGCACTACAATCAGTGTAGCTGGAACGTATGTAGAAGGTGTAGCAGGAACATGGACTCTTAGTACAGCTCCTACTGCAAATGAGTTTGATGAAAATACCGATGGGAGACTAAGATATACAGGGACTCCTACAATTAACTGTTTATTCTTAGCTTCAGCTTCTCTTGAAATTGATACCTCGGCTGTAGATAAAGAGTTTGGATTAGCTATACATAAAAACGGAACACTTATTACAGGCACTAAAATAGTAGGCTTTTGTCCTAGAGTTACAGTTAACTCAGTTAACCTTGTTACTTTTGGGTATGCTTCAATGGCTACTAATGATTATGTTTCTATCTTTGTTGCTAATATAGATAGCACTGATAATTTAACTATTAGAACTGCTCAGGTTATGGGCATGGGGTTAGTTACTTAAAATGTCACATTTTTCTACAGTACCTATAACAGAACTAGATTCAGTTAATATACTCTTAGCTGCGGTAGGTGAGGCTGCTGTTTCCAGTTTAGAGACAGCTACCACAGTAGATGTTACTCAAGCTAAAAATCTTATATCTAATATCAACAGAGAGGTACAGCAAAAAGGATGGCATTTTAATACGGAGTGGGATGTTGTATTGTCCTTAGATTCAGACAGTCGTATTCCTCTTGGGACATCCGTATTATCCGTTTATTCCCCTACTAAACTTACAACAATCAGGGGAAGGGAAGGATCTCCTTTTCTTTATGATTTAGACAATAATACTTTTATTTGGACAACTTCTATTAATGATGCTGTTACTATTACCTTGTTGGATTTTGAAGACATTCCACAAACTGCAAGGCAGTATATAACTACAAAAGCAGCGCGAGTATTTCAAGAAGAAATTATCGGACAAGTCTCAGCAGAGACAGTTAATCGACAAGAAGAAGCCGAAGCTTATGCTGATTTACTGGATGATGAAGGAGAGAGATCTGGATTCAATGTAGGCTATGGCACTACAGATATGTATAACACTACCAAATTATACAGGAAGCTATGGTAAATGCCTCTTATTACAGAGCAAATAAGTAACTTAATCAATGGGGTTTCGCAACAACCTCCTGCATTACGCTTGGCTTCTCAAGCGACTACACAAGATAATGGTTTAGTAACTATAGCTGAAGGTCTTAAAAAAAGACCTCCGTTAGAATATATAGCAAAGTTAAGTAATAAAACCGATACAGATGCAAATGTTCATTTCATTAACAGGGATGCAACTGAAAGATATATAGTACACCTGACTTCAGACCAGTTCAGTTCTGATTTTAGTTCCGATTTTTCAGGAGCTGAGATGGAAGTATGGGATCTAGATGGTGTTTCAAAGAGTGTCTCAGGAGCTACCGGAGACGTATTAACCTATATAACCAGTGCTAATACACGAGATAATCTTAAGTTATTTACAGTAGCTGATTTTACATTTCTATTAAACAAAACTGTTACCACTGCTAAGTCATCTACTACAAGTTCTGATAGAAACCCTGAAGGTATAGTGTTTCTTAAGCAGGCTACTAATGCTGCTACTATGACCGTATATGTTGATGGTACATTAAGATCAACTGTTACTTCTAGTGCTGACGCTGCTACACAACTTGATGATATTTACAGTGATATTAACGGAAGTATTGGTTCTGCTGGTACTGGAGATTTTACTGTTACCAAGTTTGGGAGCTCCAATGTTCATTTAACAAGAGTTAATGGTGCTGACTTTACGCTCCATGCACAAGCTCCTGAAGACAATCTAATAGCTATCAAGGGCTCTGTTGTAGATTTTACGGATCTTCCCTCTAGGACTAAAGATGGTTTTATAGTTAAAGTTACCGGAAGCCCAAGCTCAGGAACGGATGACTATTGGCTTAAACATAATAACCAAGCAGATGAAGATGTAGGTGAATGGGTAGAAACTGTAGAACCTGGATTGGCTAATAGTCTAGATGCAAGTACAATGCCCATACAGTTTATCAGGACTTCTGAAGATCCTTGGGATGATGCGTTTGCTGCTGATTTTGGTGAAACCGTATTTTCGCTATCTCAAATTGCATGGACTGATAGGTTAGTAGGTGATGAAACGACTGCTCCAGACCCTAGTTTTATTGGTGAAAAGTTAAATGATATTTTCTTTCACAAGAATAGATTTGGCTTTTTAGCAGGAGAAAATGTTATACTGTCTGAGCTTGGAGAATTCTTTAATTTCTATAATACAACTGCTACAGATTTACTGGATACAGACCCTATAGACTTAGCTTCTCCTAGTAACCAAGTAAGTATTCTTCATCATAGTCTTGCTTTTAACGAAGACCTTTATTTATTTAGTAATTTTGCACAGTTTAAATTAACTGAGTTTGCAGCAGGAGGCTTGACTCCTACTAATGCTAAACTATCACTGCTTACAGAATATAAGAATGACATAGGAGCTACTCCTATCCTGAATGGACGTAAACTTTATTTTTCAGAAGAAGTAGATGGCTTTTCCGCGATTCGAGAGTTTGGAACTATAGAAGACTTACAGGAAGAAACAGCAGAAGAAATTACAAGTCATGTACCAAGTTATATCAAGGGTAAAATATTTGATATAAGTCCTCATAGTGACTTTTTGTTTGTTCTCTCAGATGAAAACTTAAATGAAATCTTTGTATATAAGATGTTATTTGAGAGAGGAGTTAAAAAGTTAAGCTCATGGTCTAAATGGAAGTTTAAAGATGAAGAAAAAGTAATAGGTATTAATGTTATAGACCATATCGCCTATCTTGTTATTGTTAGACCTGATGGAACTTATCTGGATAAAATAAGTTTACAAGATGCTAACCTTGTGAATCTGACTGAAAGCTCAACTCAGCTTTCCTTCAAGCCTCATCTTGATAGACTTACAGAAGTTACTGGCTCTTATAGTTCAGGAGCTGATCTTACTTCATGGACTATTCCTTATCCTGATGATTTTGGTTCCACGTTTAGAGTGGTCTTTGGGGCAGGCTTTAGT